CCAAGCGTATAAGAAAAATTCTCTGGTAGAATTTTAACCCTATTCTTTTGCGCCCATGTCATGAACCATTCGCAAGTATCTTTAAAAAGCGAATCTTCAAAGATCGTGCCATTCACAGTCCCTGAATGCATCGTTCCAGCCCCTGTTAATATCCAATTAATATCGTATCCTTTTTCCACCAATGGAATTAAGTAGGGCACTTTAGGCAAACCTAACCCACGCTCGTAATCTTGCCATGTTCTAAATTTAGCACCAACAAAAACAGCCATTTCTTTTTGTGAAAAACTTAAGTCTTCACGAACAGCTCTTAGACGTTCCGTTATATTCTGCATGTCACAGAAAGACTCCCTTACTGTGACGTTGTGCAGTTTTTTTACACAAAGTCACAGAACACGGAAAAACCTTTTAAAACCATACACTTGCACGGATAAACCGAAAAGAATACGAATTTTATTCTGTAAACTACGATTTTAATGTTTACAGGCACGATTTTTCGTACTATTGTTCATTCAAGTTCTTGAAAACGTACACCCTAAAAAAAGCCGATCTGACCATCGGCACTTTAAGGAGCAGTTATGACACGTCGATCTAAAAAAGGTCTCCATAAAGAAGAGATTAAGGCCAAAATCCGTATGCGGGACTGGAATGAAAAAGGCACCTGTTGGAGCCTTGCCGCCCTGTCTTCGCATTGGGGATATGAGGTTAGTGCGATTGCAACTGCCTTAAACCGTCCATGGCCAGAAATCGAAGCGAAGATTGCGGCATTCCTAAAAATGGAACCGAAAGCAATCTGGCCTGATCGGTATGACCAAGATGGCAACCCTTTGAAAGATCGATATGTCAGCGCTAAGAATAGCAAAAAAAAAGTGAACCGCAACGACCAATTTGCAGGAGCGGCGTGAACAATGGGTGAGATTCATTTTACAGATGCGGCGCGAACACGCTTAGGGCAAATAAGTAGCCAACCAACGCTGCCAGAAATAAAGCTTTACAGTACTCTCCGAGATATTGCGGAATTGGCACTCCTCATTATGGCAAAGCGAGGCCAGCGTATTTTTCGTCTTCCCTTCCTCGGCCTCAAGCAGCATGAAATCAGCGTTCAAAGCGTTCAATTGTTCCTCAGTGAGAGAGCGGCCTTTGCGTTCCAAGCGTTCCAGCAGGTGAATGTAGCCGCGCTTTTGACTGCTGAAATGCCGCGCTTTATCCGACCATCTAAAAATGGTGGCCATCAACGATATAATAAGAATCGTCAAGCTGCCCCACAAGGACAGGTCAACATTCTCAAAATTCTTGAGGACATCGACCATGACGGCACTGCCGCCCAGCAGATTGATGAACACAGTCAGTTGGTCCAAAAAAGCATAATGGTTTTCGAGGCTCTTACAGTATCGCTGGGAAACCGAGAGTTTAAATCTGATTTCCCAACGATCTTCTGCACTTACTTTTCCGATGGCGGCTTCGGCGGTACCGGATTGTTCATGGTTACCGTTATTGTTCCCTTGTTGGTGTCGGTGAAGCTGCCTATCCCCTCGTTCTGCGGCGTTTGGGTCGGTTGCGGTGTCGGTGAACTTGGGGTCTGCTGGGGTTCCCATGATTTATCCTCACGATTATTAGACATCGAATTATCTCCTGTTGGTTCTGTCTCGTCAGGGGGTGATACGCGGAAGGGGTGCTTTGAACACCTTTTCCGCACCTTATTCTTTATTACAGGTTTGGATCATCGTCAATCTACGGTCTTCCTCCCTCTCTCTCTCCTTTCTAACGGGTTTAGGAGAGAGCCACTGGCTGGGCGGCGCAGTGCACAAAAGTGCCGTCCAGTCCTTTTTAAAATTGTTTAGGAGCTTGTATAATGGCTAGAAAAAAAAGCAGCCGAACACAACCTAACCCAGATCAATTTGATTTATTTGCACAAAATGCAGGTGTTAAGCTTGTTTCTTTGCCCGATAAACCTGCGCCTGCTGACTATCGTCAATTGACGCGCAAGTGGCTGTCCGCCGCAATCAAGCAAAGCGGCAAAAGCCGCGAGCAAATTGCCGCGACCTTAAGCGGTTGGACAGGTGTCACTGTTTCAAAAGACAGTATTGACATGTGGACCAAAGATAGTCACCCCAGTGATCTTCCTGCCCATTTTGTCGCCCCGCTCACGGTTATTTTAGGGGCCAACTTTCTCGACTGGTTTGCCCAGCAAGCGGGATGCCGCATTGCGGGTACCGAGCAACTGGCGATGGCCCAGATCGGGCAGATGATTGTTATTAAACGCCAAGCTGATGCACAAATTCAACGCACCATTCAAGACCTGCCCCTTATGAAAACGGGAGGCACGTTATGAGCCAAGAATTGCCGAATTTAAAAGCTGTGCCTTTAAACCATATTGATGTCAGTGATCGTTTGCGCGATGTGAATGCAGACGAAGTTAAAAAGCTACAGATTTCTATCGCCGATCAAGGCTTGCAGAATCCTATCGTGATCCGTCCTGCCCATGCGATTGATCGTACCGATAAGACCCGTTGGGCGCATGGGGATTGGGATGGCTATGTTTTGGTGAGTGGCGGGCACCGTTATCATGCCGCCCAAGCGTTAGGATGGGCAGAGATCCCCGCGATTATTGTTGAGCCTGAAACGCCGTTAAAGGCGCGGCTTCTGGAGATTGATGAAAACCTTTATCGTCATGAACTGAATGCCTTGGATCGGGCTGTCTTTTTGGCAGAGCGCAAAGCGATTTATGAGGAATTACACCCTGAAACGAAACATGGCGCACAAGGCGGTGTAGGGAGTAAAAAGAATGAAAACGACACGGTGTCGTTTTCAAAGGATACCGCCGAAAAAGTTGGCCTATCAAAACGAACGATTGAGCGGGCAACGTCAATTTATGACGGTTTATCGCCTACCAGTTTGGAGCGTATCAAGGGCACATGGCTTGCTTCAAAACAGGGCGAACTTCTGCATTTATCGACAATGAATGAGGAAACGCAAGCGCAGTATCTTGACCTCATGTTGCGCGATGATGACCCGATCCAAGGGGTTGCAAAATGTAAAGCGCATCTTGCGGGAACACCGACCCATTCTTTAACCACGGAAGAGCGCACCCTTGAGAAACTCAAGAGACTTTGGGCGCAAGCCGATCCTGCAACACGCGCCACCTTTCGCGCCCATATTGGGGACGCAGACGTATGACACAAGCCTTTTACTCAGCTCAAGAATTAGCCGCTATGAAGTTGCCGGATATGCCTAAATCAGATCGGGCGATACAAATTAAGGCGCAACGCGAAGGCTGGCTGGTGAAAGATCGTTGGAACCGCTGGACCGCGAGTATGGATCGCAACGGCATCCCCTTGGCCCGTAAACGCCAAGGCAAAGGCGGCGGCTGGGAGTATCACTATGTTTTGTTACCACGGGCGGCCTACAATCACTTTATCAATGAGATCGTCCATAAAGAAGTAACGACTGGCAGCGTGAGTAAAGCGGTACAGGTCGCCTTTAAAGAAACGCCCGATGCGTTAGATCAGCTTACGCAATGGCAGGTGGATGTGATGGAAGCACGTTGTTCTATCTTGCGGTGGGTTGAAGAGCAGAGCTATCGGGGCAGTAAAGAATATGCCATTGATCGTTTGCTAGAAATGCAAAGCTTCAACCGCTTGCCGCCGTATTTGAAAGACTTAATCATTCAGGCTAATGCCAAGTCTGGGAAGCTGTCTGGCAAAGCAAAAGCAACGGTTTCAAAGCGGACCATCAAGAATTGGTTTGCCCTGAAAAACAAACAGGGTGTGCGGGGTCTGGCCCCTGAATTATCACGAACAACTGATTTTTCCATACCAGATTGGGCATGGGATTTGTTGGAGCTTTACCGCCAGCCGAATAAGCCTTCCCTGTTGAGCTGCGTTGAGCAATTGCCAGAGTTTTTGCCACCCCATATCAAGGCCCCAACTTACGATCAGGCGCGGCTCTTTATTAAGAAGTTGTCGCCGATTGCGAAGAATAAAGGACGCATGGGGCCGCAAGCGCTCAAGTCCATGAAGGCATTTACGCGCCGTGATGTCAGTGAGTTGTGGCCCACGGCTGTGTATAGCGCGGATGGTCATACCTTCAAGGCAACGGTGGAGCATCCCTTTAATGGTCAGCCGTTTAAGCCTGAGATCACAGCGGTGATTGATATTTATTCCCGCTATGTTGTCGGCTGGTCTGTTAGTTTGTCAGAAGAGAGCCTCGGCGTTTTAGAGGCTCTGTCTGGGTCGATTATTGAAAAAGAGGATGGGCGGTATCGCGGGCTGCCCGCGATTTGGTACACCGATAATGGGTCGGGTTTCCGCGCTGATATTTTTGAGACTGAGGCTACGGGCTTTTATGATCGTTGGGGCATTACACCGAAAAATTCTATTGCTTATAACTCCCAAGCGCGTGGTGTGATTGAGCGATTGAACCGCACCCTGTGGACGCCGCTGGCGAAAACTTTACCGACCTATGCAGGTAAGGATGCCGATAAAGAAGCCATGCGCGAAATCAAGCGGATCACCGACAAGGAATTGCGGGCGAAACGCAAAGCGCCCTTTGAACTGACGTGGGCCGAGTTTCGCCAATGTGTTCAAGAACAAATTGATGCCTATAACGCTAAGCCACACAGCAGCCTCAAGCGGGTGCGGTGCCCAGAAACACGGCGCAATCGCTTCCTGAGTCCGAAAGAAGTTTGGGAAGCATGGTTGGCAGAAGGCAACACACCCATGTTGATTGCACAAGAAGAGGCTGCGGATTTGAAGCGCCCTTATGTGCGCCGAAAAGTGTCACGCGGCGAAGTACGGGTACTGAACAACATTTATTTCAGTTTAGACCTTGAACATCATCATGGCGATTATGCGTTGGTCGGTTTTGATGTGGATGATGCGACAAAGGTCTGGGTCCGTGACTTTGATATGCGACTGATGGCTGTTGCGCAATTGGATGGCAACAAGCGGGCTTATTTCAATCAAGGGGTCGTTCACGAAGCCATGAGCTTCCGTGAGAAACGCGCGGAGAAACGCTTTAAAGGCAAGATCAGTCGCATCGAAGAGAAAAAGAAAGAAGCCATTGAAGAATATAAACGCCCGTTAGAGATCGACTATCAGGCCAAAGAAGAAATACCGATCCTAACGCTGGAGACGCAACAACGGGCCGAGGCTGAACTGGCAAAAATGCAAAAGGCCAATGAACCCATGCAGAAGATCACGGCAACGGGGCGTCCAATTTTTGGCGATGATTTGAGTTGGGGCAAGTGGCTATCCGAAAATCCAACGCAAGCAACCCGCATGGATGTTGAGGAACTCAGCCGCAAATTAAAGTCCGATATTTTCAGAATGCAGATGGAATTTGAGGGCGTCCCGCTCGACGCCCTCAAAGAAATCGCTACGCAACGTGCAGCACTATAAGTCAAGAAAGGAAATGATACTTATGAAATCTAAATTTGTACAGACTAAAAATGTTCAGCGGTTTTTACTCGGTCTCTCTAAAGTTCAAGAGCGTGGGGCTGGAGAAGCGTGCTTAATGGTTGTTAAAGGCGAACCAGGTCTCGGAAAGACTGAGATTGTCGAATGGTGGGCCACACAAAATAATGCCGTTTATCTACGCGCTAAAAAAGAATGGACCCCCGCATGGATGATGCGCGAGCTGTTGAGCGCGATGGATGTGAAAGATCACGCCTATCGCTTTGAAGCGATGTTCCGCCAAGCCTATCAGCAACTTCAAATGCGCGACATTGAGGGACAAAACCTTAGGCAGACCTTCGGGGTCGTTATTGATGAAGCCGACCATATTGTGCGCAACGCCCATTTATTGGAAACGTTACGTGATCTTTCGGACATGACGGAAATCCCGTTTATTCTGGTCGGAATGGGGCGGATCATTGATAGCCTCGCACGTTTTCCGCAGGTCGCCAGTCGGGTGTCGCAGTATGTTGAGTTTCAACGCGCTGACCTTGCAGACGTCACGAAACTCGCAACAGAGCTTTGCGATGTCGAGATTGATGCGCCGCTCTTGGCTTATGTTGAAACCCATTCAAACGGCTTGATCCGTGAGGTCATGGAAGCCTTAAAATCCATTGAACGGTTTGGCAAGAAAAACGAAGGGGCCGTTACCCTTGAAGCCATGAATGGCGAATTGCTGATGAACAATCGCCGTACAGGCAAGCCGATCTATGTGAGGGCTTAATCATGCCAGGTCACGCCACAAATCAAAATATGCTTTTATACAGTCTTGAAGGGGTAGATGTCTGCCTCACCACAGCCGCATTGACTAAACAACTTGGTTTACCGCGCAAATCCGTCACTCAAGCCTGCGCAAAACTCTTGGCCCGTGGCCTTGTGGATCGAGTGGAGCGTGGATGCTACCAGCTAACCGAAGCAGGGCGGCAGGTTGTGGAGAACAAGGTGTCATTAACGTCTGCGGCGCTTGTCCCTAAGCTCGATGAGCGGGTTTATAAAGACAGTATGCGCACCCGTATCTGGCGGGCTATGCGATTGAAAAAGAAATTCACCATTGCAGACCTGACAAAACTCGCGACACGGGATGAAAAACAGGGCGCAAATAACGTTCAGCAATATTGCAAGGCGCTGCGGGCTGTGGGGTATTTGCGTAAAATCCGCAATACAGATCGCGCTTTACGCTTTTGTCTCGTGATTGATAACGGCCCTATTGCACCGATTTTCCGCAAGAAACGGGGAGAAGTCTTTGATCCCAATACGAAGGAGGTCATCCCATGGACGCCTTAGACCTCGTGCGCCAAGAAGTTGATGCTTTCAACAGCGCTAACGGTGGCAAGGGTGGTGTTGCCCATGTCGCACAAAAAATCGGCATGCCCCGATCCAGTTTGTCAGCCTATTTGAATGGCTCCTATCCAGCCGCGTCAACCAAGAATGTTGAGACGAAAATCCTTAGGGAACTGGTTGGGCGTGTCCATTGTCCTCACCAAGGGATGAGTATTGTGCAATCCGATTGTGACGCTCTATCGACCCGCGCCATGCCCTTAAGCGGGAAGCACGCTATCCGCCAATGGAAAGCCTGTTGCACCTGCCCAAACAAGAAAGGAGCGCCACATGTTGAGCGATGAACTTAGGAGTTTACACGGGGCGTTGCGTGCGTTTCGCAATGAACAAGATGAATTGCATTTAAATGACTCTCAACTTGCTTCGCTGCTTAATGCCGTAAGCAGCCTTATTGAAACGGCTGCCCACTTAGAACGGACCACCGCCTCAGTGCCAATCCCTGTGGTTTATGACCCTGTGGTGATTGATTTGAACGCCTTTAGGGCCAGAAGCAAACCCGATCCCCCGAAAGGCGGTGCTGCGTGAAAGCCTTTTTTAAACTTATGCGTCAGCAATGGCGCTATCTCAACCAAGTTGTTTTTAAATCCAAACCAAAAGGACCTTTTCAATGAGTGAGACAACCGAAATTCCAGAAGGCTACATGCAGGACGCTAAAATGCGTTTATGGCCTGAAGGAACTGTAAAAGATGTTGATAAGTTGGAAGACCAGCTTGTCAAAAAGATCATGGGTTATGCAGATGACCTTTCTGCCCAAATCGCACGATTTAAAGGCCACACCTTTGATGATGTTGCGGCCTTCATGGATTTATTGGCGGAGCAATATGACACCAAAAAGGGCGGTGCTAAGGGCAATGTCAGTTTCACCAGCTTTGATGGACTAACCCAAGTGCGGGTGCAAGTTCAGGATTACATTACATTTGGCCCTGAACTTCAAGTTGCTAAGTCCCTTATTGATGAGTGTATCAATGAATGGTCCGAAGGCTCGCGCGATGAAATCCGCGCCCTCGTCAACAACGCATTTAATGTTGAGAAAACTGGACAGGTCAATCGTGAAGCCTTGTTCCGTCTTCGCAAGGTCAATATTCAGCATGAGAAATGGCAAAAGGCCATGGAAGCCATTAACGACAGTATCCGCGTGGAAGGATCAAAAACTTACGTGCGGTTCTATCGCCGCAAAACAGCCAATGATCGCTGGGCAGCGGTACCCATCGACCTTGCTGCGGTGTGAGGTCTGCAATGGCTAAGAAAAAAGCAAACAAGGTGTTCCGGATCGCGCATCAAAATCGTCATTATTTTGTTATTGCGCGTCATGGAAAAGGGGCGGTGTCGATTGCGCGTGAGAAGGCAATCGCCTTGCCCGCAAAACCATCAATCAAAGAAGTTTCATGGGATAACCATGCCCTTGCCCTTAATCACGAGGCCCCACAATGACCACACGAACACACTATATCCATATATGCGATGCCCCGAATTGTGGTCAGCGCGTAGAAGACGGCGGCTCTTTCTTTGAGGACAAACACTTGTGTCCAAGCTGTCAGCGCAAACTCACAGCCCCGACCCGTGCTGCTCTTCGAGCGGCCTCAACCGAGTGTGCGCGCGAAAGCCATGAAGGGGGCACAACCTACTTCAATGAAGCGATGATCGAATATCACAGATGCTGGGATCAAGCCCTGCAAGAAATCACCAAAGATCATGCTTAAAACAACAATCGGTCCGCTGGCTGGACCCCTTTGATCCGATCAATCATTTACTCAGGAGTATTTTATAATGCCTTTAGATCAAAACCTCAAGACACAAATCCCTGCGGGCACACGCGGGAGCGACACCCCTCATCCTGTCGATGTTCACGTTGGTCAGCGCATCAAACTGCGCCGCACCTTAATGGGCATGACCCAAGGTAAACTTGGTGAATGTATCGGTTTGACGTTTCAACAGTTACAGAAATACGAACGTGGCGCAAACCGTGTCAGTGCAAGTAAGCTTTGGCAGTTAGGCAATGTTTTGAAAGTGCCAATTTCCTTTTTCTTTGATGACATGCCACAAAGCGTCAAAGACGCCTTCCCTGACTATCAAGGCGAAACGTCTGAAAGTTATATCCCAGAAGAGCATTTGACTTTGCACCGCCGTCAAACATTGGAACTGGTGCGGACGTTCTCTAAACTTCAAGACCCCACCATCCGCAAGCGTATCATTGATGTTGTTCGCGCCATTGCAGACAGCGAAACGGTGCAGGGGTAGATCATGACATCTTTATTACCTCATTTGCCCAAAGCGATCTTGGAGCCACCGTTTGAAACGTTGGAAGAACAAGCGAAAGCGGCTGAAGCGTGGGAGACGGCACCATGGGCCNCCGCTGCCATTTTAGAGGTTGAAATCCTTACCCAAGAGGTCGTTGATCCTTGTTGTGGTACGGGCATCTTATCGGATGCATTGTGCGCCGCAGGATATACGCCATGGCCGCAAGACCTTTACTATTGGGGGTATCCGCCTCAACATTCCGCAGGGGACGATTGGTTAAAAAATCGCACCCGTTTAGACGGCGCAAGCGTCTTCATGAACCCGCCGTTTTCTTTAGCCTGTCAGTTTGTGGATAAGGCGTTTGAACTGGGCGCACGCAAGGTCGTGTGCTTCCAACGTTTAGCATGGCGGGAAAGTCAAGATCGCCGCCAATGGTGGGACAACCGCCCCCCAGCCCGTATTTGGTTATGTGGAGACCGCGCCCACACATGGCTTTTCACCGTCCCGCCTGAAGAACGCAAAAATCCCCGTTTCATGCCCTGCGCTTGGTACGTCTGGGAACAAGGTCATCGCGGCATAGAGGCGACCAATACGATTTGGAAATCATCATCATACCCTTAATTTGACGACTGAAGGATATAAATAATGGATCAAATTGATGAAGCTCAAAGACTTGAAGAGCAGCACTTGCGCCGCTCTCTGGATGCCCTGAACCAAAGTCAACGAGGTCGCATCTCAGCGCTTCATTGCATCGACTGCGGTGAACCCATCCCAGAACGCCGCCGCCAAGCAGTCCCTGGCGTTCAAAAATGTATTCAATGTGCGGAGTAGAGTGATGACAGAGACAGGTGGCATTGCTGGGGATCATTTACGATCCTTTATAGAGCGTATTGAACGTTTGGAAGAAGAAAAGTCTAGCATCAATGCGGACATTAAAGGCGTCTTCAGTGAGGCAAAAGGTTCTGGATTTGATACGGGGGTTTTACGCGACCTCATTCGGCTCAGAAAAATGGAAGACTATGACCGAGAAGAAAAAGAAGAAATTCTTGATCTCTATAAACGTGCCATTGGCATGCAATAGCGTCTTGTCTCTCACGCGCTCATTAGCCCCGTACAGTTCGGCTGTCGGGGCTTAAGGGGTGAGAGGCTTGTCATTTTTAGGAGAAAGTAGATGACACAAGCAGACTGGAACCGATTAAACCGCGCGATCCGCGCCACTTGTTCAGAGCGTTCAATCAGTGAGGATGAGCGCAAACTCACGATGAAAAGCGTGACAGGTAAAGCTTCGTCTAAGGACTGTTCGCTTTATGAGTTGCAACAGGTCTTATCGGCTTTAAAAAGCAAAACGACCTCAACACCAAAACGCCCTTTCAAAGCCTCTTCAAAAGCCTATGTGCGCAAAATCTGGGCTTTGTGGGGGGAATTAGCAAAGCAAGGTAAGCTGAAAACGCAGAATAAAGACGCGCAACGCACAGCCCTCGTGTCTTTCGTCAATAATACAGCCAAAAAAAGCTACGCCAAACCAGAGCAACTGGACTGGCTGACTTACGCCGAAGCCAACACTGTCATCGAGGCTCTTAAAAAGTGGATTGAGAGAGAATAAAATGTCAACTTTGCGTAAATCGTTGATCCCCATCGTTGAACTCTGTGGTTTTGGTGCAGCACAAGAACTTGTTCGCAAATTTCCGAGCGTTAGGATCTATATCCCAAAGAGCGGGTCTAACGCGGCTGTTGACCAGTTATCGCTGGAAACCCGTCTGGTAATTTGCAAATTCTTTGGCGGAGAAACTTTGGATGTCCCCGGCTCTATGTTCAGCGACAATGAGTCCATTCGGAAAGCCGCGATTGAAATGCGCAGTGAAGGCAAAACAGTCCGAGAAATTGCATTGCATCTTGAATTATCCGAACGGCGTGTATTTAGCCTCCTAAAAGGCATCCCGAAGAAAAAGAAGGTTGACGCGCGACAACTTGATCTTGAAGATTATCTTAAGGTTTAATCATCGTGTGACCATTTCAGGTAAGTCAAAAGCCTAATTTATCCTATCCTCATTGCATCATTGCAGTGAGGTTTTTCTATGTCTGATCTTGATCTAAATGCCCGACTTTCGCGTAATTTCACCCTACGCGAAGCGGTGCAATCACAAACCGCCCTCCGAAATGGAATTTCCAACCTTCCCACACCAAAGCAAGCCGTGGCTCTTGTGGGGATCGCAGAAAATATCTTGCAGCCTGTGCGCGATCATTACGGGGTTCCCTTCGTTCCCTCATCATGGTTTCGCAGCCCTGCTTTAAATCAGCGCATTGGCGGTCGCCCTACGTCACAACATGCCAAGGGGGAAGCTGTGGACTTTGAGGTGCCGAGCGTTTCTAACTTAGAAATCGCCCAATTGATTGCCGCAAACCTCAGCTTCGACCAGCTTATTTTAGAATATTACGATGGTGTCAATCCCGCTTCTGGCTGGATTCATTGTTCTTATGTCGATCCATCCGTTAATCGTAATGAAATTTTGCGTTTTGATGGCAAAAATTATCGTTCTGGTCTGGAGGGTTAAATCATGGATTGGGATAAAGTTGTCACCCTTGTTAAGTCCAGTGCACCTTTACTTGGAACGGTTTTAGGCGGTCCTGTCGGGGCGGCTGCGGGTGTTATCGGGGGGATCGCCTCATTGTTCGATACAGAGCCAGAACCGGATAAAATTGAAGCGGCCATCAAAGCCGATCCAGACGCTTTTGTGAAACTGAAGCAATTTGAAACCCGCCATCAAACGGACCTCGCAACCCTCGCCATTCAAAGCTCTACTCAGATCACGCTTGCCGTCAATACAACCATGCAAGCAGAAAGTAAAAGCGACAAATGGTGGGTTTCTGGTTGGCGCCCTTATTGGGGGTTTGTGTCTGGCACCGCTTTCTTGGTGTTGGTCGTTTTTGTGTGTTTTCTCGCTTATGAAGCAATTTTAGGCGGCAAGCCTGAAGCGATGACCATGATCCCACAGCTTATCGGCTCATTTGCGGCGTTGTTTGGTATTCCCGCTGCCATTCTTGGCATTGCCTCATGGCACCGTGGCAAGGAAAAGCGCATTAAAGCAGGTGAAGCGCCCGCGCAACCGCTTTCCAGTATTCTCAATGGATTTAGAACGTAAGGATATGATTGTGGAATGGGGTGAAACCATCAAATTAACAGGGGCGGTACTCGGGATCCTCGGCGGGATCCTGAGTCCGATCATCGGCATCTTTATTTGGATGTTTCGAAAGACCTTTGTGAGCCATGAAGATTTGGACGCTGCCAAGAAAGAACGCGCTCAGCAAATTGAGAAAATTACGGAGCGCTTAAATGAAGGGGATCAACGCCTTGGTTCCCTTGAAAATCAACTCAAACAGCTTCCCACGAAAGACCAAGTGCATGCCCTATCCAATGAACTGAAAGGCGTTGCTGTTGGGATTGAAGGGCTTATGAAACAAGTTGACGGCGTGGGAGATACCGTCAAAATTCTCATCGAAGATCGGATGAACCATAAATCATGACTGAATTTCTGAAAAAACGCCTTCAACAGCATTTGCGCCTCGCTATTTTGCTCTATCTTTCGGATCGTCCCGCAGAAGCGACACGCCGTTTTGCGATTTTACGCATTCTTTCGCAAGCCCCTGCCTATACAGCCAATGCATCCATCATTGAAGATTGCCTGATGGATATGGGCCAGTCTGTGCTGCGCGATCAAATTCATGGGGACTTTACATGGTTGCATGAACAAGGTCTTGTCCACCTCAGTACTTCTGACTGCGTTTATGGGGTACAAATGATGAAGCGTGGCCTTGAGATTGCAGAAGGCAAAGCATCCTACCCTGGTCTTATTTCGTTATCCGACACAGCAGGTGTTAAGGAAAACCTCGCTAAAATCAGCTTGGTGCCATCCGATAATGAACTGCTGGAAGAATTGTTGTGGTTAGTCGCTCAAAATTTGATTTCGACCTGTCTTTTAAACGATGCCTTTATCGTAACAGAAGCAGGACGGGACGTTGCACAAGGCCGCAAGATCGTGGACGGCATTAAAAAACCCAGCCCAGACACCATCATGCGTACCGCCGCCGCTATGATTAAAGGTGCTTTGTAATGGCCTATGATCTCGCAACCCAAAAGGCCGTCCGTGATGCCTATGTCTTTGATAAACTTGACCTAGCAGCGGCGGCTGATAAGTATAACGTGAGCAGAGCCACAGTCAGTCGCTGGAAATCCCGTGTCGCGGGCACCGCAGAAGATTGGGATAAGGCCCGCACAGCCGCATCGATGTCCACGTCTAATACACGCGCTGTGGCAGAAAGTGTGCTTTCTGACTTTCTACAAGTTTTTCAATCAACTATGGCGGAGCTGAAAGAGGCCGCCGACACCATCCCTGCTAAAGAGCGCGCTGTTACTATTACAAAATTGGCGGATGCCTTTAGTAAAACCATGAACTCTATCGGCAATGTATCCCCAGAAATGGGCCAATATGCTATTGCGATTGAACTCTTGCGCGATCTGTCCAGTTTCATCCAAACCGATTTCCCTCAATATCAAGAAGCCTTTTTAGAAATCCTTGAACCATTCGGCACTTTTGTCGCCGAAAAATATAATGGGTAGAGTCTAATGGCCGCAAAGCGAAAAAATAAGGGTAATGAAGGGAGCTATCCAGAACTTGCCGATACAGAGTTTCTGAGTGAACTTGAGAAACTTGGCTTTTCTCTGCGGCAACAAATTGAAGAGGCAGCGGAATTTGGCGACTTTGACCGTTCAGAATCATCGACCCAAGAGCGCCGTAAAAATGCCCACAACAGTTTCAAATTTTTCTGCAAAACCTATTTCCCGCACTACGGCACTGCTGAGTATTCTGAATTTCAAGAATGGGTTTTTAAAGAATTTCAAGACGCGATTGATAACCGTCATGGGTATCGCGGTGCGTGGGCGGCCCCGCGTGGGAATGCGAAATCGACTTATGTCACGCAATTAGGCGCCCTTTGGTGTGTCCTATCGGGGCGGAAGTCGTTTCCAGTTATCCTTTCTGATGCCGTTGACGTTGCCGCAATGCTGTTGGAAGGCATCAAGATTGAATTGGAAGACAACCCGCGTCTTTCCCATGACTTCCCAGAAGCCTGTGGACGGGGACCGACTTGGCAGATTGGTTCTTTCATCACCCGCAATGGCGCAAAATTTATCTGCGGTGGGTCTGGTAAAAAAATTCGCGGCGCGCGCTTTGGTGCCAAACGCCCTGACTTAATCATGCTGGATGATGTTGAAAATGATGAGAATATCAAAAAAGCAGAACAGCGCCAAAAAGGGGAAGATTGGGTTGACCAAGCGGTCGAACCTCTAGGGCCACCAGACGGGTCTATGGACCTCTTCTTTGTGGGTACTTTATTGCATTTTGACAGCGTGCTTGCCCGCAAAATGAATTCCCCTTTATATCGTTCTGTTAAGTTTCAGGCGATTATCAAATGGCCAGACCGCATGGACCTGTGGGATCAGTGGGAAGAACTCTTGCGTAATGCACCGCGTAATGATCTTGGCGAAAAAGACATTGATGAAGCTGAAAAATTCTATGAGCGCAATAAAGACAAGATGGAACAAGGGGCTATCGTTCTATGGCCTGCTATTCAGCCTTTAAAACGCCTCATGGATTTAAAGGTCCGCATTGGCAACAAAGCCTTTAAATCTGAATATCAAAACGAGCCGATTGATACCGAAAACCAGCTTTTCCAAAATATTGTCTATTGGGTAGAACGCGCCTCCAGCTTAGTGTTTTTTGGGGCCGTTGATCCATCTTTAGGTAAGAATGGGCGATCCGGTGACCCTTCTGCCATTCTGGTCGGCGGATATGATCGCAACGATGGGCGCTTGGATGTTTTTGAAGCCTCCATCCGACACCGTAAGCCCTCAGTCATCATCAAAAAAGTTATTGAGTTTCAAAAAAAGTACCGCTGTGCCATGTGGTATTGCGAAACGGTGCAATTTCAAGAATTTCTACGCACAGAAATGATGAAAAAAGCCGCAAAACAAGGGGTGGTTCTGCCCACGCGTGCGGTCAATCAAACGACTGACAAGATTCTTAGAATTGAGGGGCTAGAGCCGTTCATGGATGAAGGGCAAATCAGATTGCATCACAGCCTAAGAACCTTGATCCAGCAATTGGAAACATTCCCCGAAGGCCATGATGACGGTCCCGATGCCTTGGAAATGCTCTGGACAGGGGCAGTCGAATTAGGCGCGAAATCGGGCACATTCACATCTTCTGGGGAGCGCACCTTTAGTCAAAGCATTGCAGGCCAAAGGAGCATGGGGCGCTCTGGCATATTAACAAGAATGAGACCAATGAGATGAGCAAGAAGAAAAAACAAAAACAGGATCAGGCGACTTTTAACGAAGTAACGGCGGCTGGTTCATCCACGATGTCTCAAACGTTCAGCGATAAAGACATGGAGGCCACGCCTCAAAATATTAAAGCATGGCGGCGTTTCTTGAGAGATGCACAAGTCAGCAGTGTGTGGGAACAGCGCCAAAGCGGCGTCACAGGTGTCGATTGGGAAGTCTTCGCAGCCAGTGAAGACCCCAGTGATGTTGCCGCCGCCGATTTTATCAAAGATCAAATTGAAAAAATCGGTTTTGACTTACTCACCCGTAAGATGCACTTCGCTCAATTCTATGGCTATGCTGTTGCCGAATGCCTTTGGGCCATTGAGGACGACAAAATCGTCTTTGATGCGATCAAGGTCCGTGCCGCAGAAAGGTTTAAGTGGAAAGGGAGTGACCTCCTTTTCACAGGTGGCGCAAACCCTCAAGGCGACCTTTTACCAGATGCGAAGATGTGGTTTTATAGCATCCCTGGTGACAGCGATGACGTCCCCCATGGCCCGACACTGGGTTGGCGATTGTATTGGCCTGTTTTTCTGAAAGAAAACGGCGCAACCTTCTGGGCTGTTTATATTGAAAAATACGGGATGCCCACCGCGATTGGTCATCACCCCAGTACGGCTGACCAAAAAGAGATCGACAACCTCGTGCGTGCTTTGATGGCTATTCATAGTCAAAGCGCTGTCGCTTTTCCTGACGGCTTCACCGCAGAACTCTTGCAAAGTGTCAAATCCAGTGGCGGTGAATATGAAGCCTTTCAAAATTATTGGGACAAAGCTGTCTCAAAGGTCATTTTATCTCAGACCATGACAACAGACGATGGCAACTCACAAAGTCAAGCGAAAGTCCATGAACGCGTTGCTGCCTCAATTATTCAATCGGATGCTGACTTGATTTGCGACAGTTTTAATCGCGGGCCGATCAAGTGGCTAACGGCGTGGAACTTTTCAGATGCAACCCCGCCCCAAGTTTGGCGGCGTATCTCGCAAGAAGAAAATTTAAATGATATGGCCGCCCGCGATGAACAAGTCAGCAACGCCACAGGATACCGCCGCACATTGGAAGATGTCAAAAAACGTTATGGCGGTGACTGGGAAGAAAGGGCGCAGCCTCTTGCGCCACCGTCTGATGAAAAAGCGTCCTTTGCCGATCTTGATCCTGCGTTAGACGATGTGGATAGTTTGGTCACTCAATTAGACGATCTAACGCAGCCCATGACGGAAGAGTTCATTGATGAAATCCGCGCTATCGTTTTCACCAGTACAAGTTTTTCAGAAATCGAAGACCGCCTCCTTCATCTTGCTGCGAACAGTGACAATGACGCGCTTGCCCAGATGCTGGCTGGCGGCATGAGTGTCGCCGATCTTATGGGGCGGGTAGACGAATTATGAGCATTACGGACGAACCTGTTGTTTTTAAAGAAGCCATTGATTATTATCGTCAAAAAGTAAATTTACCCACAGACGCTTGGACGGATGTCTGGGAAGAAACACACACAAAAGCTTTTGTTGTGGCTGGTGCAAACAAGGCTGCACTTGTTGAAGATTTTAGGAGCGCGATCTTTAAAGCGCTCAATGACGGCACAACTCTTGAAGAGTTTCGAAAAAGTTTTGACAAGATCGTTGAGGACCATGGCTGGAGCTATAAAGGCAAGCGAGGTTGGCGCACGCGGGTTATTTTTCATACCAATCTGCGCAGTGCCTATATGGCTGGTAAATGGGCACAAATTGAGCGGGTCAAAACCCTGCGGCCCTATTTGATCTATGATGCTGTCAATGATGGAAAAACACGCCCGAAACACAGAGAATGGGATGGTTTGGTCTATCCTGTCGATCATGAGTTCTGGGTCATTTACTATCCATCAAATGGCTTCTTTTGCCGCTGCACCGTTCGCTCCCTTTCCGCACGAGATGTTAAAAGACTGGGATTGAGTGTGTCTTCAGCAATGCCCCCTACGCCTATGGTTCATCACAGTATTCAGACACCCCATGGCGTGATGCAAGTCCAGACGCCTGCGGGTGTTGATCCAGGGTTTGCTTTTAATGTTGGCAAGAACCGATTAACAGGGGTGACACCGCCGCCTGCCCCAACAGGAAGGCCAAAGGGCGGCCATGGTCGTAATGCCACTGAACCGATGTCAAAACCACGTTCAGTGACGTCTGCGCGGCTCCTTCCTGAAAAAGGTCTCAGCGAGGAAGAGTATGCTAAAGCGTTTTTAGAAGAATTTGGGGCCGATATTGGCAAGTCTGCCTTGTTTAAAGATAAAGTTGGTGAAGGTTTGCCTCTTTCTGAAGACTTATTCAAACAAATAGATGGAAGCTGGAAGATCACCAAAGCAGGTCGGGAACCTTATCTCAAATATCTGGCAGAAAATATCATGGACCCCGATGAGATTTGGTTTGATTGGGAACATCTTGCGACAGGTCAATGGCGCTTGCGGCGGCGTTATATCACACGCTTTGACATGGAAGGCTCTCAACTCAGTGGGTTGAGTGTTTTTGAAGTCATGCGCGATGGCTGGCGCGAGGTCACAACATTTGTTCCCCGTACAGGTAAAAAGGCCGATGCGCAGGATAAATATTTAGAAAAGCAGCGCAAAGGGCAGCTTGTCTATCGCAAACAATAAAAGTCGGGAGGTTCTTTCCCGACTTAAAGCAAGCCATTTGACGCGACATGTGAACCCGCTAGGTCATTGCTAAGGTTTATTATAGAAAAAAATATCCTGATTATCAAGATCGCGATTTAAGCCCCTGTGGCGCGTTTTTGGTCGTGTCTGCTGGATGTGGTCGAATTTCACGTCTATAAAGCGTTAGGGCCGCGTTAGAGGGGCAAATTCCCCTCAATTTAGAATAGGGACTGGACAGCTTCCAGCTCTTAGCCCATGATGAGCCAAATTTCCCAAATTTATGGCTATGCGGAACTGTTCACCTGAACAGTTATTGATCCTTGGTGCATTATCGGCTCTCAATATTTCGGAGAGAGCAGAATGGTCCGCATTCATTTTTGTAAAAACACCAAAGTTACAGCCATGGAAGGCGTAACAATCGATTTTAGTGATGCGCTTATGCAAGACATCGCAGCGTGTTACGACCCTAATCTTCAACCTGCACCGCTTGTCTTTGGACACCCAAAGACAGAAGATAAGTCTCATGGCTGGGTTGATGCTATTGAGTTTTCTGACAAGGGCTTATACGCAACCGCCTCTCAAGTAAGTGCCTCTTTTGCCGAAGCTTTTGAGAAAGGTGAATATCGCACCGTTTCCGCCAGTTTCTTTATGCCAAAATCCCCCAATAATCCTGTGCCTGGTAAGTTTTATCTGCGCCATATCGGGGCGTTGGGCGCGGCTGTTCCTGCGATTAAGGGATTGGATGCCGTTCAGTTCTCCGACGCTGAAGGCGATATTTTAACCGTTGATTTCGCAGATATTTCTGGCTGGACAATTGCTGACATCGGTCGCGGCTTTCTGAACCTGAAAAAGTTCCTTCTCAGCAAATTCGACCCCGAAGAAGTGAATGCAGTCATCAAAGATTTCCCAGCAGAAGGCTTGATTGAAGAAGGCGCCTATCAAGCGGGCAAAGAAGCAGGCGAAACGATTTCCGAAACTTCATCCAGTTTCTCCGATCCCAATACTTCAAAAGAGGACGATATGACCAAAGAAGATTTGGCAGCCCAAAAGGCTGCCCTCGATAAAGAGCGCGCGGCATTTGAAAAAGAAAAGGCTGCCATTGAAACAGAAAAAGCCTCCTTTGCCGACCAGAAAGCCATGGCGATGGCGACCGCATTCATCGCGCCCCTAGTTACTGCGGGTAAAATTCTCCCCACTGAAGAGCCACAGATGGTGAGCTTTATGGCGGGANTGAAGAAACCGTTTCATTCGCCGATGGCGATAAAGAAACGGCAAAAAGCCAAGTGACGATATTCAAGGAATTTCTCACCACGTTGCCCCCTCGTGTGAGTTTTGCAGAAGCTACGGGCGATGCTGGAAATACCATCGATTTTTCAGACTCCGACAGCTTATCAAACGCTGTTCGTACTTATATCGCCGAACAGCAGAAAAAAGGGGTGACTGTCACTTCGGCTGAGGCTGTTCAATATCTGAAAGGAAAATACAATGCATGATTTTGGTTTGATTAAGGCCCGCACCGCCAAGGGTGCAATCGCACAATATCGCATTGTTAAACATGATGGGGCCGCTGGCACTGTCGCCTTGGCAACCACAAGTACCGATCCGTATGACGGCGTGAGCGGTGTTCGCGGTACCAATGAAGAAGGTGAATGGATTGACATTTACAAAGACGGCATTCGCCCTGTTGAGTTCGGTGGCAGCGTTGTGGCGG